GAAGATGGAAGAGGAATATGCCAAACTGAAAGAAGAAGCAAAGAAGGCATACGAAGACCTAAAGAAGAAAGATCAAGACAACTTCGACAAGATCGGTGAGTTAAACTATGGCATCTACTTCGTAACACAGGAAAAGAAAAAGGTTGATATCAACACAACCATTGCTCACCTACGTTCCAAAGAAGTAATGATGCGCACAGACAAATTGACTGACGCTGAAAAAGCAGAAATTCAAAAGGAAGTTGCTGATGAAAAGACCAAGACAATTGATCAATTGTATATCAAATACAAGCAAACCATTGATCTTGCTGTAAATCAAAAGGCTCAATTGGATGATGCCGAAGCGCTCATTGTTCAAAAGGAAAAAGAAAAGGCTCAATTGAAAGAAGCAAATCGTCTAGCGATTGAAAAACTAGAAGCCGAAAAGAAGGCAGAAGTTGATCGTGTTCGTGCAGAAGCAGCAGACCAAGTTCGTTTGCTAAAGGAAGCACAACAGCAAGAACTCATGGTATGGCTTGTTAGACTGCTTGGTGGTATCGGTATACTATTTATAATTCTTGGTGTATTGTTCAAGAGTTTCAATATGATATTCTCTGGTATTACCTTCCTTGGTCTTGCGTATATGGCTACAAGCATTCCTATGTGGATTATAGGCGCAATAGCAGGCGGTTCTATACTTCTTATGGGTGTGGTCCAATTCTTTGTAAAAAAGAAAAAAAAAGCCGAAGAAGCCAAGGCTGAATAAAATTAGTGTTTAAAGTTTTTATATATATGGAAAACTATATGTCTTCCATATATATGATAAACAACTGTTACAAATATTATGTCAGACACAACCATTCCTGTATCAAAAATTACCTCCGTCAATTCGGCCAATAAGCCAGCAGACGCTCAAAAGCCAAATCTGCCAACAGAAACGGTACAATTGCCATCTCGTGGACTGTTTTATCCAGCAAACAGCCCATTGAGTTCTGGCACAATTGAAATATATCAGGTAACTGCCAGACACGAAGATATTCTAAGCAATACCAATTTGCTCAAGAAGGGCACTGTACTTGATGAGTTTCTAAAGGCTCTTATTGCTACGCCAAATGTAACCATCGCAGATCTTCTCATCGGTGACAAGAATGCTTTGTTCATCGCTGCACGCAAGAGTGCATATGGTGAGATTTATACCACAAAGATCAAGTGTCCAGAATGCGGTGTTGAATCGAACATCGACATTGATCTGAACGTGTTGAAAGCAAAGGATCTTGCTAATATCAATGGTGCAAAAGGAGAAAACAAATTCGCATATACACTGCCAAATTCTGGCAAGGTTTTGACATTGAGTTTTCTTACTCACAAGGATGAAGCAGACATTGATGCTGAAATCAAGGCATTGTCTAAGATTGGCGGCGGAACATCCACGCCAGAAATCACAACACGTTTGAAGTATTCTATCAAAGCAGTTGACGGTAACGCAGACAGAATGAAGATCAAGGAGTTTGTTGATACACAACTAACCGCCAAGGACAGTCTTGCATTGCGCCGTTATATTCGTGAAGTTACGCCAGACATGGATATGAACTTTGATTTCACATGCCCTGAATGTGGACACTCTGCAAAGATGTCTGTTCCACTTGGCGCAAGTTTCTTCTGGCCAAACGTATCTGACGCATAAGATGAACTGTGAATCTGCATTCTGAGATCATTGATCTGGCTTCAGAAGGATATTTCTATCCAAGCAGTTCGCCGTTATCTAGTGGAAAAGTAAGATTGCTGCCTATAACCGCGCAGCATGAGGAATTGCTTGGAAACAACAATCTGATACGCAGAGGTATTGTAGAAGAAACATTCCTAAACAACATAGTAGAAGGTGGCATAAACTTTGATGAGTTGCTTGATTGCGACAGAAGGTCTATACTGCTTAATCTGCGAATAGCAAACTATGGTGCATATACCAAACTCAAATTGATTTGCGAGCAATGTGAGAAAGAGTATGAAGAAGATGTGTCGTTTGCATTTAGATCCAAGCCGTTTAATTTCTCATTATATGAGCGTGGTGTAAACAAACTCTGCTATACATTCAATCGCTGCAAAAAGAATGTATATTACCGACTGCCAACATGTCGTGAATTTGATATATATACGAAGCATGGATGGCTGGCTTTTGCCAAGACTATAACCATATCCATAGACGACACAGAAAACATAAACAACTTTTATGAGTATGAACTAAGTGCCACAGAAAGTTCTCAATTTCGCAAGCACTATGAAAACCATACACCCGGGTTTATAAATGATATATCATTGAGATGCAATCATTGTAACGCTGTAAAAAAGTCAAAAATGGATGTAACATATGAAATTATGGGCATACAACCAGAATCCAGACTGAATATTCATGGTGAAATATTTGATCTTTGTTATTATAGCAATGGAGCCTTTACACAAGAAGGTGTATATAAAATGCCAGTCAGTTTAAGAAGTTTTTATATCAAAAAACTGATAGATGCCAAGAAAGCCGAAAATGATGCCAACAAGGCAGCAAGTGAAGGAAAAGGAAAATCTACTGGCATGGCACGACCGCCAACGTTCAAAAAGTAACCAAAAGTGATATTTATAATATAACACTAAAAACTTGTATATAAATGGCAACCACGCCTACATCACCAATTGATCCCAGCGCATCGGAGAATGTGAGAAATGTTGCTAAGGCAATGCTTGAAATACAAAAAACTCAGGAAAGTATTGGGGACTTGGCGTCTCAAATGGTTGAAAGTTATAAAAAAATATTACTGCAGGTTAGTCGCTATGGTGTAACGATGAATGCGATAACTAAAAAGCATGGGAAAATTGCGAGTTTTTCGAAAGCAATATTGGAAGACGCAAGAGCAAGAAGTATGATACAAGACGAAATATCATCACAACTTCGTTCACAGGAAATTGCAATGGTAAAATATAAATTTTATGAACAAGAAGCAGCAAGATCAGGCATTGCAAGACTGGATGCTCTCTACAAAGAAGAAGAAATACAAAAAAAATTAGCAGAAAATTCTTCACTATCCCATAGAGATAAACTCAAATATATTGAAGAAGAGTTTAAAAGAACAAAAGTTAATACGGATTATCTATCCGACCAGGCACAAATCACCGAATCTGCAAAGCAAACTGCGGTAGGTGAAAGTATTAAAAAATTTAGAGAAATGACGGATGAGCAGTTGAAAAACAGCAAAGAGTTTAAAACCTTTGTCGAGCAAGGAAAAGATTATTTTAAAAATATAGAAGACACTGCGATGAGAAGAGCGGAAACAGAATCCGAGACTGCGGATGCGGCAGAGAGAAGTTTGAACGCAATATACAGTTCAAGAAAATATTTGGAAGACACTCTCCGATTGAACAGAATGATACAAACGTCTGTGAAGATGCAGGCAGGTCTTACACAGAACATCAAAGAAAATAATTTTGCAGCGTTTGGTCCATTGGCCGGTGCTGCAAGAAATTCCAACGCATTGGTTACTTCGCTCAAACAAGCGGGATTTTATGCCACTCTTGCAGAAGTTTCATTGGTTGCAATGGAGAAAACGCTTACATCGATAGTAAAACTATATCAGATGGGGTTTGAAAGATTTAAATACTTAGATAAAGCAGCGGAAGATTTTAGAAAAGAAACTGGATTCACCAAGGATCAAATGGTTAGAGTTCGAGATTTATCCGAAAATCTAAATAGTCTCCTTGCTGAAATGGGCGCTACAATGGAGGAATTTTATTCCACCACAAAAGCAATAACTGATACATTTGGTACAATCGGGTCTGTTTCTGAAAAAGCCTTGATAGATATAACAGCCATGAAAGTAAATCTTGGCGTAGCCGCTGAAGATTCTGCCGCTGTATTATCCACATTCCAAGGGCTTGGGGGACTGACCGAGAAATCCGCGTTAAATGTAATGAGCATGACGGCTAGACTGTCAACAGATGCGGGTGTATCATTTAAGATGGTGATGAAAGATGTGGCAAATGCAAGCGACGATGTGTTGACATCGTTGGGCGCAAATCCACAAAGATTGATGAAAGCCGCAGTTGCTGCCCGTCAATTGGGGTTGGATTTGAACAAGGTTGGATCTCAACAAAAGAGATTGCTTGATTTTACTTCAAGTATGACCGATGAACTTGAAGCAAGTGCATTGCTAGGAAGAAACATTACTTTCATGCGTGCAAGACAACTTGCATTTGAGGGCAAGTCTGAAGAGTCAATGAAGGAGACCCTGAACGTCGTAAGACAGATGGGTGACTTTAATAGAATGACTCCATACCAACGTGCCGCTATTGCGAAGGCCGCTGGAATGGAATTGAAAGACTTGACCAAAGCACTTGGCGTTGAAAAGGCAAGATTGGACATAATGAACGGGAGCGATGAGGCGGCAAAGGCAAGATATAGACTGCAGGAAGCGGCGTTAGATAAAATGGGTAAAGAAGAAGAACTTACAGTAGAAATGCTTCTGAAAGACAGAGAGCGAGCCATCATGCAGAAACAAATGCAAGGCGTGATGACTAATTTGACCAATACAATGATGAAATTGGGAATAGCCCTAGCAAATATATTTAAACCAGTTTTTGTATTGATAGAAGAAATAACCCCTGCACTTGAATGGATCGCAAACAGAATGGGCAAACTTGCCGACGGTATGAAGGATTTGGGTGCCGCTGGAGGATTAATCATCGGTGGCATAATGGCCGCAGTTGCATATGTTTCCTTTACAGTACCAGCCTCACTGCTTTCAAAAGCCGCAGGAAAATTAACAGATGAGTTGTCAAAAGTTACGGTCAAAGCCGCATATAAACTTGGTGAAAAAGTTGGCTCGGCGGTTGCGGAATCAATGGGAAGTTCAATTGCAAAAAAAGGAGTAGACACTGTCAAAGACAGCGTTGCAGGAAAAGCGCCAGACGCTGCAAAAACAATAACAGACGCCGCATCAAAAACTGAAAAAGTTGGAAGAGGTGCAAATTACGGAGGCGGCATCAAAGTATTTTTACGAAACTTCACAGACGGTCTATCTTATTTTGGTCGTCCAAGTGTGATGAAAGGCTATCTTGGTATCGCATTGATGGGCGCATCACTTCTTCCGTTTATAGGTTCAATGTATTTGTTCACTCAAATCGATTGGGCAAAAGCAGTTGATGGAATAGAAGCGTTGGCGATTGTATCCATCATCGCTGGAATTATAGGACTTGCCGCCCCGTTGCTTATCAAGGGGTCTATTGCTTTGGGTATTCTTGGAATCGCGCTTATCCCGCTAGGAATGTCGTTTGAATTAATAGGCGATGCAGCAGAAAGATTTGGAAAAGGAATCAATCTTGCAAAAGATGGAATTGTTGAGATTCTGAAAAATGCAGAACCTGCAAACATAGCAGCGTTGGGACTATTGGGACTATCTATAATAGGACTTGCACTTGCACTTAATGTCGCCGCACCTGTGCTCGCCGTTGCCGGCGCAGGCGTCTTGCTTTTTACTGCAGGTGTAATAGGATTGGCATATGCAATCGCCACAATTGCTCCACATGCAGAAAAGTTTGGAAAAGGAATGTCGGCGGGTGTTAGTGCATTGAAAACATTAGCGAAAATTAAATTTATTGATCTGGCTGCCAACATGAAGCAGTTAAATGAACTGCTAAAAAGTTCCAATGAAGGAATGTTTGGTTTCATCAATAGCATGTTTGGAAAAGATGCATTTGATAAAATAAAAGAACTATCAGCAATATCTTCACAGTTGCTAATAAGTTCGCAAGCAATTGCAAGTCTTGTTCAGAGTTTTCAAAATTTAAATCCAGCAAACAATTTTGCCGCCGCAATAGATAAGGTTACCCAAGCGTTCAAAAACTTAAATAGTGAAGTCGGAAAGATGGATAAGGTCGCATTTGAAAACGCAACAAAGTTGGGTGGAATTGTTTCTGCGAATAATGCAGTAACTACTACGGCGACAACTTCTACAACAACCTTGGACTCGGATAAAATCGTACAAAAACTAGACGATGTCATAAAAGCAATAAGCAATATGACCGTCGAAATGGACAAGGATAAGGTAGGAAAAATACTTGCTCCGGTAATAGCGAAAGTGGCCGCACCGAGTGGTACGTAATATTTATATAAACTATGGCATTTAACGAAACATATCCCGACGCACCAATAACCAGATATACTTCTGAGGCCAGAGAACTGTGGTTTATTCAGAATGCGCCGATCATATACAACAAATTCAGCCCATATACCAACGACGGGATTGGACCAAGTAGTCCGTTGATATACAACAAATTGACAGATACTTCGGACGAAAGAAACAGAATTGCATTTGATACCCAAGAAACACCATTGATATCCACGATAGTTGATGTGCGAAGAATGGGCAAAATGCTAAGAACTGCCACGGGTATCAATTTCTTGGTAAACCAGAACTTTATACAAAGCAGCAATGCATTCACGGAAACCAGAGTATATAATCCACTAAGTGTACCGACAGCGGCATCAAAAACGGGCGCGGCAAATCGATTTGGTCCAACTCGTCATATGGAGACGAATGGTATACTTAGTTATGCCGTCAGTTCGTTGTTGAGCACAATTGGACTACAAACAACACAGCAAGGAACAAACAATCCAATCACGGGAACGGCAACAGGAGAACAAGGCGGTAAGCCTTATTCAACATATGCTGGCTTATTGGGTGGAGCACGTGCTGGTCTATTGAGATTTCCAACCGCCAATAATGCAAGTGTAAGATCTGATGTTATTTGGGCAAATGGCAGTATTGGTGGAGGCGGGTTCTTGTCCAATCTTGGCAGAGCATTGTTGAGAGGAATCACCGCCAATATTCCAAGTACAAATCCGATGGGAGCATTTGGTGGCGAAGTTACCAACAAATGGAAGTATAGACCAGAATATAAAGATTCTGACAATTATACTGGCATGTTTGAAAAGATGAGATCAGACAGAGCAAACTTGCTGGGCACAACAACCAACAAGGCATCTTCTCAATTTTATAATGGAATAAACAGCGCAACAGTAAGTCGTAACCCAACTGCGGTTGTCGCGGCTGGATATCACAAATATTATCCAATACGAAATGGCCAATATCAATATTGGTATGCAAGTGCGAATAAGGTAAAGGAAGAGAATTTGCGAGGACGAGGTGGAATTGGCGCGAGTGTAAATATTACGGAAGATGGAGGCGATGTGCAATTGAACGTCGCAACAACAACCAGTCTTAAAAATGTGTTTGATGTATATACATCAACGATTGAAAATTTTGATCCAAACAGAGATATACAGTTCAGACGTTCAACCGAAGCATATTCGACGGTCAACGATACCATGAATCCGTCGATAAAATTCCCCGCATACTCAGTGGGAACTCCTGTGAAATTTTCATCGTCGGGATCGAATGTAGCCAATTCAATAGAAAACAAAAATTGGTTTGCAAAGGCAAAAGGAAAGGGAGACACGGCACGTGAAGACAAATACAATGCACTCGGTGTAGTTGGAAAATCGACCGCCGAAAGAGCAGGGTCAGATTCTCCTATTTTTGATGACAATGGGCAATCTAGAGATCTCATATATTTTTATTTTTACGATTTGATCAATGAACAATATATTCCGTTCAGAGCAACAATAACCAGTCTTTCTGACCAAAACAGCGCAGATTGGGAAGACATACAATATATGGGCAGAGCAGACAAACTGTTTGTATATAAAGGATTTTCACGCGATGTGAACTTTGCTTTTAGTGTATATGCCAATAGTGCAAAGGAAATGATTCCAATGTGGAACAGAATCAATTATTTGGTCGGGTTGACTCGTCCAAGCAAATACACAACTTCTTCTGGAAAACAGGATAGATTTATATATCCTCCAATGGTGACATTCAGAATCGGAGATATGTATGTAGACCAACCATGTGTGATAAGTTCAGTGGGCGTTACAGTGCCAGATGACACCAATTGGGAATCTTATAGGGAGGGAATTGATTCGGCAACGGCACAAGATGCAATAAATATAAATAGAGAGATGATATCTTCAATCGATTCCAATTTCTTTGAGGGAGGAGAATATGACGAAGAGATGGATTCTTATCTTTCTCAAAGAAGCGCGGTGGAAAATGACATAAATAATTTGAATCAAGCCGTCGCCGCTTCTACGCAAATACTAAGACAACTTCCTTTAAAAGTAGACATATCAGTCTCTATGAAATTGCTTGAGAAGAGACAATCGCTTGGAAGAGATATGCATTACGGAAAATCTACTAGCGTCAAGCGGAAATGGGAACTATAACATATGAACAGATATTCAACAAATGACAATAATGTTTTGATTCGTTATGACGGCAAACGAGTTTTGAAGACCACGCGATATCCAAAGATACCATATAGTATCTATGATGTATATATTGTAGCAAGTGAAACGGATTATCTTGACAGTCTAGCATTTAAATTTTATAAAGACTCAACATTATGGTGGGTCATTGCACAAGCGAATGGAATCAAAGCAACATTAAAAGCGCCAACAGGACAGCAAATGCGCATACCTAGAAACATAGATGCAATAGTAGCAAGATTCAACCAAGAAAATTCAGTATAATTGTTATAAACTAAAATATGGCACAGGTTACCGATACAACTGCTGTAAATAAAAAAATCATTCCGTGGGGTCTTCACCCGATGGAACAGTTTGTGTTGACCGAGTTGAAAAGTCGTACAAAAGATTATGGCATGAACCCAGTCGAAGGTTCATATTCCGGTCCAAGAACGGCATGGGTGAGAGTTTTCTCAAACGGAATATCAAGCAGAGAATCCGCTAAAGTAAAAGAAAAGGGATTTGTGATGGGAGGAACAGAGGGGTTCGATGAGAGTTATGGATTTGGGTCAGATAAAAAGATAACAATTGGCGTGGACTCAGAGGGAAATGCGCATGAATTAGATGCGGTTACAACCGATAGTGTAAATTTTGAAGACGACTTTCCTCATCGTCCACCTCCAAGCGTATCATCCGTAACATGCGAATTTGCCGGCGGCGCTGGAAATGCATTTAATGCGCTTTGCAGAAAAACCACAGTGAATTGGAAATGCTATTCCTTGAATCAGTTGAATTATCTAATTCCTTATTTTTTGACTCCGAGAATTTCGCTTGTGATTGAATGGGGCTGGAATAACTACAACAAGTCATCATTGATAGATTTGACAGACATACCCACATTGAAGAAAATTTGGAAGGATGAGGGTGGGTCGTCAATGGAGCGAATAAAAAAATCAAATGGAAATTATGATTTTGCTATGGGATTCATAGTAGACTACGGATATAGAATGGCGGAAGACGGTGGGTATGAATGCCATACGACCATAATGAATCCAAACTTCCTAATCGAAGGACAATCTTATCAGGAAAGTACAATAGAAAAGAGAAATAAAGACGGCGATCAGATCAAAATGAAAGACTTTATAGAATTTTCAAATTTTAATTTAGAAGGATTTGATACCAACAATGTGAAAAAAAAAGCAACGGTTGCAAAACCGATGGCACCTCTTGGGGCCGGTGTTGGCGATAGTGCTTTTGCTGTGGATACAAGGACAAACCCAAATGAATTTATCGTCGATGTAAAAAAATCTCAAGTTTTTTCTGACAACAATGATAGTTGGATACGTATGGATCTGGTCGTTGATATACTTAATAAATTCTTTGAAAGAAACTTCACAGACGATAAAGGCAATTTAATTAACGTAGGTCTTACGAAATTGGACATCACAACCCAACCGGTCCCAGTATGTGCCCATCCCGCAATCAAATCCACAAATCCAAACATATTGATACCAAATGCAAGTGCTCCACGATTTGCCAACGTCGCGGATCAATCTTTTAAAGGAGAGCCGCCATCAAACGAGTACAGTTTGCTTTTTCCAAGCGTGGGTGCGGTAATTAAATCATACAATTATAGCGAAGAGTATGACAATCTTCAAAAAGTAATTGGGGCAGACCAATCGTTCCCAATATATGATAAAGATTATAATGGAGGAAGAGTTCCCAAAGGATATTATGGATATTTGAATGACATATATGTCTCAGTCAAATTCCTTAAAGAAAAAATTAAAGAAAATGACACGGTTCTAAAATTGCTAGAGTCAATTTTGAATTCGATATCTTCTGCTATGTGCGGAATAGCACAGTTCAAACTTATAACGCCTCAATACAATAACTCGGTATATTCGATAGTTGACGTTAATTTTTCAGATGTAAATACACCAGAAACTGCAAAAGATCTTTTACAGTTTGACGTAAATTCGTCGGCGGGCGCTTTTATGCGAAATGGAAAGTTTGAAATAAAAATAAGCCCCGACATGATGAACCAAATGATAGCAGTGAGCGCAAGAGAAAAAGTTGATAAAAGCGATTTGCCAAGGGCAACATACGATTCAAGATATATGAAATTTGATCCAACAGTGGTGGGCGACAGAATATTTGATCGTGCAGTTTCTCAAAACACTGGTCCTTCTGTGTCTTCTCAAGATAACTCAAAGAGTAAACTGACAAGAACTTTCCACGAAGAAAATAAATCTTTTTACATATATACAAATACTGTAAAAGAATCGGGTGCATCGTCTGCTACGCCATTTCAGACCTCGCAAAATTATACTGCACAGGCAGCGAACACGGCAAATTCCAGTGGAAAAATAAAACAATATATACTTGCTGAAACAGATTCTCAGTTTTTGAAAAATGTCATGATAGACATAGATGACAAACGAGCAATATACACAAATAACGGAGTAATGCTTGGAACCGAATTTACCGCAGAATTTCTTGGAATCGCTGGCATAACATATTTGTCTCAATTTACACTAGATCATGTGCCATCCACATACAATTACAAGAATGCTGTGTGGCAAGTATCGAATGTGACTCAAAAAATAGAAAACAAAATGTGGACCACTACCATGAAAGCGGAAGCAAGACCGCTAACAATATTGCAAGCAAATAACCCTCCGAGGATAAGAAATACACAATGAGATATAATGACGCTATAGCATTTGAATATGGAACATCTGATGTAACTGGTGGATATGCGCCAGTGCCATATAAACCATTACCGTCTCCTAAAGACTATGACAACGGGTATATCAATAGAACATTTGCCAAAAAAATAAACGAAAACATTATAATGGAAATGGACTATGCGTCAACAAATGATATAAATCAAGATTTGTATGCAATTGTGGTTATGAGTTGGAAAATTTCCGGACCACGCGAAAATATATACGATGGAAATACAATAGTTCAAAATGGAGTGGCGACACAAAACAAGTTTGAAATAGAGAGAGTGAAAAAAGAAAACGGTATTGATTTGAGCAAAGCATTGCCTAATTTGCTTGAATACTGGCGCGGACGTTGAGTCTTGACTTTTTGATGTGCCTCTGCAATATGGTAATGTGCATATTGCGGAAACAACAGAAGACCTAGAGATTTTATCAAGTTATATCCGAGGTGATAGACTTGTGATGGACGCTGTGTGCATTGATGCGGAGAAGCACGCCAAGAACAACAAAATTAGTTTGTTGATGTTTTATTTCATGGTGTCCAACCAATATTGGTGCTTGCCTGTTCATCACAATGAAGGTATACCCATTGCCGATTCTTTGAACAAAATCAAAGAAGTGCTCAAAATGAGCATTCACAACAAGTTTGTGTTTGACAAGAAGAGCATCGTCCAACTGTTTGGTGGCGATTATGACTTCCTTGATATCAAACTATTAAGATATCTAGGCGACGGCACGATAGATATAAATGAATATGAAACAAATGCACACAGTTTTGTTCATAGCAATTTTAGAAATGTGCCAAACATAAACACTTGTACTCCGTTGTATAAGCACGCCAGAACCTTCATGAACAAGGTGGAAAGCGTGAAACATATTGATTCTGATCTTATAAAAGAGGATGGTTATAAGTTTGTAAACAATATCATGACCAATCGCTTTGCTGAACTAGAAAGCATTGGACTATGTGTAAATGACGACTTCACCGATGAGTTTGGCGACGAGCAAACCAAACATATAAATAATAATCTCGTATATACGCAATACAACCTACTTACATCGACTGGCAGACCAAGTAACCGATTTGCTGGTGTAAATTATGCCGCGCTAAACAAAACAGACGAAAGTAGAACTTGTTTTGTAAGCCGACACGGCAATGATGGTATGCTGGTTATGATGGATTATAATGCGTTCCATCCGCGTCTTATTGCCCATCTAGCAAACTTTCATATGGAGGCTAATGAGAATCCATATGCTTATCTAGCCAAGCATTATTTTAATAAGGATGCTGCCAATGAAGAAGACATTGCTGTGGCCAAGGCTTATACCTTTACACAGATTTATGGCGGTTTCGATAAGAAATGGCTACACATACCATACTTCGCTAAGATTCAGGAATATATTGACCATAGATGGAAGTTCTTCACAGAGAATGGATACATTGAGACTCCAAAGTATAAAAGAAAGATCAAGGAGTGTCATATTCCAGACGCCAATCCTAGTAAACTATTCAATTATATCCTACAAGCCTTTGAAACAGAGATGGCAGTAGATGTATTAGGTGACCTATTAGGTGACCTAAAAGGCAAAAAGACAGTACCTATTCTATACACCTACGACAGCATACTATTCGATGCTCACAAAGAAGATAAGATTGATACTATAAAAAGACTCAAGTTTATCATGGAGCGAGGCAAGTTCCCTGTTAAAGTTTATATTGGGAAAAATTACAAAGATATGAAGCAGATTGATCTGCTTTGATATTTATAATAAGCGTATATATCACAGCAGGTTTGTGATGTATGCTAATATTTATATATTATGGACAAAAGCAAGATCATAGACGACATTTTAAGTGAGTGGGCAATGCGTTCTCCAGACGGATTGGCTGGTGGACATAATACACCTGACAACATGACAGTGCTAAACGAGATCTTGGCTGAAAAAGGAATAGCAACTCCACGGGAGAAAGCAGCAATCAAACCATCAATGGCGTCTCTGCCTTTAAAATTTACTACCGAGTCATTGATTTCTGATAAAAACTTTGAGCCGGAAGTTGCGGGCAACATAGTCAGCGCTGCGAAAAAAGCATTTGGTGAAGCGGGCATGGTTGAATTTGAAAAAAATTACGACAGCATGAGTCCAGAACAAGCGGTTGATTTTATCAACACAAACTCAAGTAATTCAAGTTATACCAAGTTTTTGGACGCGATAGACTCTTCAGAAATAAGAAGATTGGTAAAAACACAAGTAGGTAGAGGAGAGTTTATTTTGAGCATCCTCATAAAAGGATGTAAACGAACTGGCCAGAAATCTG